GATGTGAACTGGCGTGGTCGAACTGTCAAAAAGGGCGTAACCCTTTACATGCTGGGCACTGACACGATCAAAACCACGTTGTTTGGCCGTATGCGGCACAAGGAAGGCTTAGGCAGCATTAACTTTGGTTTAGCTGCCGATCATGAGTATTTCCAGCAGCTAACGAGCGAAAAAATGCGCTTACGTTTTCACAGAGGCTTTCCAATCAGGGAATATGTCAAGAAAGCATCGGCAAGAAACGAAGCTCTTGACTGTTTTGTTTATGCCTATGCCGCCATGTTGTTGTATTCCAGGCGGCTGCCAAAGTTGACGATGTGGGAAAACTTGCGTGAGAAATTGGAATCTGGGGGCAATAAGCCGCTAAAATCAAGCAATAAACCGGCAAAGCCGGTGAAGTCGTTCGTGAACACTTGGTGACGTGAACATCCCGAAACAGATTTATGCAGGGACCACGGTCAAGTGGCGAGACGATGCGGCCACAGGGCCGCTAAATGAAAGCATTACAAGTGGTACTGGAAATTATTCTCTTGTTTACTACCTAAGAACAAACACCAATCACGAAGGCCATGCAGTCACCGGCACGTCTTATGGCACGGGATGGGAATTTAGTATTAGCGCGACTGACAGCGCTGCTTTTGATTCCGGGGATTGGTACTTTTACGCTGAGGCATCTAAGGGCTCGGAAAAGTTTACGCTTGGCAGTGGACGACTAGAAGTCTTTTCAAGCCTTGCTTATACCGGCCAGCCTGGTGCATTTGATGGCCGCACTCAGGCAGAGCAAGACCTTGATGCAGTAACGACAGCAATTCGTCAGATTGTTTCTGACAAGGTCAAGTCATACACAATCGCAGGCCGATCTTTCACCAAGATCGACATGCCAGACCTTGTGCTTCGTGAAAGTCAATTGAAAGCTATTGTTGCAAGAGAGCGAAAGGCCGCAATGATCGCAAACGGTTTGGGCGATCCCCATTCTCTCTACGTGAGGTTCTGACATGGGCGTTCGATCTGCATGGCGTGAATTGTGGCGCTCAAATCCTGAGCCAATGCCTAAGCCAAGGGCGCGAATGTTTGGCGGTGCGCAGTCAAGCCGACTGACTAGCGATTGGGTCACTTCTGTGACTTCTGCCGATCAAGAGATTAAAGGCAGCCTTAAGCGTTTGCGGTCTCGTTCGCGTCAGCTTGTGCGTGATAACGATTACGCGAAATCAACAGTCCGCGTTGTTCGCAATGCTGTTGTTGGGACCGGCGTCAGATTGCAAGCGCAAATTAGAAGGCAGCGCGGCGGCAAGCTCGACACCAGATTGAATGAGCAAATTGAAAAGGCTTGGTCAAACTGGGGCCGCAAAGATAGTTGCAACACAGCAGGGCAATTATGCTTTGCCGATATTGAAAAGCTTGCTGTTTCGTCAATGTGCGAAAGCGGCGAAGTTTTCGTTCGTATTGTTCGCCAAAAGTTTGGGCGCAGCAAAGTTAACTTTGCGCTTGAAATCCTTGAGGCTGATCAGCTAGATGAGGATTATCAAAGCCCAGCCCGCACGGCCGGGTCTGTGTGGCGCATGGGGATTGAGATCGACCGTTTTGGCCGAGCCCTGAACTATGCGTTTTTAAGCCGTCATCCTGGCGACACTGCATTTCCAACGCAAGCAAAAGAGCGTCGGCACATCATTGTCCCGGCCAAAGATGTTGTTCATTTGTTTGATCGTGCATCGGGTCGGCCCGGTCAAACCCGTGGGGTGCCTTGGTTGTCGAGTGGAATGCAGCGGATGCACCACCTAGATGGGTGGGAACAGGCCAGCGTTGTACGTGCCCGCGCCAGTTCTGCATTGATGGGATTTATTACATCCCCAGAGGGTGAGCTTGATCCAGGCGGTGAGGTTTATGACAACGAGCGTGTTTCAGGTTTCGAGCCTGGGCAGTTCAAGTATTTGCAGCCGGGTGAAAGCGTCAGCATTCCAGACATGGATTCGCCAACGGGAGAGTACGAACCATTCCTTAGAGCGCAACTGAGAGCCCTTGCTTCTGGGGTCGGATGCAGCTACGAGACGATTAGTAACGATTATTCACAAAGCAATTACAGCTCATCACGGCTGGCCTTGCTGCAGGATCGCGACAACTGGCGGTCAATTCAACAGTTGATGCGTGAGCAGTTCTATCAGCCTATTTATGAGGCTTGGCTTGAAATGGCGGTGCTTAGTGGGGCCTTAAATCTCCCTACTTACGAAACCGAACCTGAACGTTATGAAGCCGTTCGCTGGGTCTTCCGTGGATATTCCTACGTTGACCCTCAAAAAGAAATCGCCGCACAGAAGGCAGCGGTTCGCAGCGGGTTCAAAACTCTTGCCGATTGTGTCGCTGAAAATGGCGGCGATCTCGATGAATTGCTTGTTGCCCGTCAGGCAGAGCTAGCCAAGCTCGACGAAATGAACATCATTACGGACACTGACCCATCAGCTGTTAATGGCTCTGGCGCTAGCCAATACAAACCAGTGAATACGATCGACGCTTTTGGGGACACTCCGCCTCCATCAGGCGATGACGCTGGGAATGTAGGCGAGGAAGAAAGTGGCAACTATTAACGGCACAGAGATCGATTTAATGCCTACTAAGGGCATGAAAGCCGAGGCTGAGCGTTATCGCGAATGGAAATCTGAGGGTGAATCTGGCGGCACAGAAGTGGCGGCACGTCGTGCAACTCAGATTCTGAGCGGCAACGAATTATCCGGTGATGTTGTGATTGCTATGTCGGCATGGTTTGCCCGCCATGAAGTTGACAAGCAAGGCGAAGGTTTTTCGCCTGGAGAGGATGGCTACCCATCAAACGGTCGTGTGGCGTGGGCTGCATGGGGCGGAGATGCTGGCCAAGTGTGGTCAACGGCGAAGGCGGATAGAATCAAAGATATTCGTGAATTACCAATGACTGAGGATCTTGCAAAGAGGGCAGAGCCTGATGAATTAAGCGTTGGTGATTTTGTCCAATGGGACAGCTCTGGCGGTACGGCTAGGGGCAAGATCGACAGCATTGAACGGGACGGTTCAATCGATGTACCTGGATCTGAGTTCACTATTAATGGTGATGAGGATGATCCTGCAGCGTTAATTACTGTTTATCGCCAAACAGATGAGGGCTATGAAGCGACAGACGTTAAGTCTGGGCATCGCTTCTCAACGTTGACCAAAATTGAAGCATTGCGTTCTGCGCCTTCACTGCTGAAACGAGCTGGGGAAACTCAGTTTGAGGAGCAGGAAGACCGGGTTATGGAGTTTAGTTTTAGTTCTGAATATCCGGTTGAGCGTTCTTTTGGTTCAGAGGTTTTGAGCCATGACAAAGACGCTGCAGATTTGAGCAGATTGAACGACGGCGCACCGCTTTTGTTCAACCACGATATGGACCGACCCATTGGTGTGGTCGAGCGTGCCTACCTTGACGACGACAAAAAGAAAGGTGTTAGCCGTGTTCGCTTTAGCCGCAACTCTTTTGCGCAAGAAGTATTAGCGGACGTTAAAGACGGAATTATGCGCAACATCTCCTTTGGATATCGAATTAAAGAGATGGAAGAGCGCAACAACGAATTTGTGGCAACTTCGTGGGAGCCCTACGAAATCAGCGTTGTAAGTGTCCCCGCTGATCCAAACATTGGCGTGGGGAGATCTTTGCTTTCAGACACTACAATGGACAAAGAAACAGCCCCTGAGGTTGATTCTGCGGCTCGCGTCGCACCACTCACACAACCCGATTCAGAGAATCAAATGTCCACAGCACCCGATCTCAACGTGGTGCGCGATGAGGCTTCCAAAAAAGCTGCCTCATCAGAGCGTACCCGCATCAAAAACATTCAAGAGCTTTGCGGCAAGCACGAAATGCGTGATCTTGCCGATCAGCTAATTGAAAACGGCAGCAGCATTGATGTTGCACGCGCCGCAGTTCTCGAAAAGATTGGCTCTAAGCCTGTTGAGACTGTTGCTCCTGTTGACCTTGGTCAGCAAGCCCAAGAGCGTTATCAGTTGATGGATGGCGTCCGCGCCTTGATCACTGGTGATTGGTCATCGCATGGCGCTGGTCTTTGCCGTGAGCTGAGCCAGGAAGTTATGCGCACTTCTGGCCTAAGTGCCACAGGTGAGCGGAGCTTCTTTGTTCCATTCTCTGCCCTGTCACAACGCGCCACTTACGTCACTTCTGGCGCAACGACCGGCGGCAACATTGTTGCAACCGATCTGCTGGCTGATGACTTCATCGAAGCCCTGCGGAACGCTTCACCTGTAGTTGGCCTGGGCGTTCGCACCCTGACTGGCTTGGTTGGTGATGTTGCAATCCCTCGCCGCTCTGGTGTTTCCAGCACCTATTACTTGTCTTCTGAGACAACCGCCATTACGCAGTCTGAATCGACTTTCGATCAGATC